GCCGGAATGCGTTGACAACCGACTTCCTCGTATCGTCGGTGGCCCACTGTGCCCGCTTCTGCCACTCCACACCGTGCTTCATGTGGACCGTGGAGACGAGAGCCTTCTCGAACGACTGACCATCGCCTCTGCCGAGGTCCCCACCATCCGGAGAAAAGTATCCGAACCTACCACCGGGGCGGATTTCCATCGGGACTCTCATATCCCGGTTGGAAACCTTTTCCACATCTCTCTTCTCGATGTTGCCGTAAAAGAGAGAGTCACGGTCGAATAGGACAGGAACCTTGCTCTGGACAGTCTCAAGCTCGGCTGCGACCACTTGAGTTTCTGTCAAAGCCATATGAATTCTCCTACTTCTTCAAGGTCACCTTGCCCGAGAGTATGTCCAGGTCGGTAGTGTGGGCGTAGTCGATTTTCTTCGGATCGAGAACCGTCGCCCTTTCCCGCCTTGAATCTACCCGCTTCGAAGATCCCTCGAAGGGCTTCTTTTTCTGTGGAGTAGCTGCGAGCTTCTCATCCGGCCTTCCGTTAGGTTTACGGGAGGGATTCGAGCCGAGATACTCCGATCTGATTCGGTTCCGGAGGTCACGCAAGAGCGGACGCGCACCCGAGAGGTAGGTGTTTACGATACTCTCTTTGCTCTGTCGTGAATAGGCATCTCCAGCAGCCCGTTTCCATAGACCCTGCATCCTACGTGCGTGGACGGGGTCCTTGGCGAGCTGGGAGTTCATCTCGTTTATCACATCTTGCACTATAGAGGCTTTCATCCGTTCGGGCATCGTTCCAGCTGGGTCCAAACCTTGCCGAATGGTCTGGTCCAGCGAGGATGTCACGAAGTTGAAAATCTCCCCATCGGCCTCTTGAAATCGAGTCTGAGCCCACTGCTGCCGCTCCTGCTGGAGCTGAATTTCGGCAGGATTGGGTTCTTTCTGCTGCTTTTTCGAAATGTCCGGAATCTCCCCACCATTTGCAAATATGAAATTCGCGAGGTGGCGCGCCGACATCGCAAGGTTCTTGTCTCCTGTTTTCTCTCCATGCTTGAAAGCGAGAAAGATCAGCTCCTCTAAGACAGGTTCGGTCGCCGAAATAAAGAGCTTTTCGTCGATTTCCCGAAGTTTGGGGAGCCAGTTGAGCGCGACTTCCTTGAAAGCTTTCGGGTTGTTCTCCGCAAGCTCTGACATCAGGAGGTCAGGAGACCCTTGAACCAGCGTGCTTTCTAATCTGTCGTAATTGTCAGCCTTGACCGCAGCCTGCGCCGCATCTTCGGGCGTCGCGTGATACTTCGAGAATTCCTGGTCCCTGAAAAGAGCAGCCTTCAGCTCTGGAAACTTCTTGAAGATGCCAGGGAACTGCTCTTTTATCGCCTTTAGGGTCGGTTTACCCTGGACGGGCGCGTCGGCCTCGTCGGTCTCTTCGGACTCCTCGCCTTCGTCGGTCTCGTCACCTTCGTCAGTTTTATCTTCGCCATCTTCTTCCTCCTCGGCGAGGTCTTCGGTTGTTGGCTCCTCGTTGAAGGTTCGAGTTTTTTCAGGAGCAGGAGCAGATTCTCCAGATGGCTCGTTGAGGACGGCCATGTCTGCAGAGAAGTCCCCATCCGATCCTCCTCCGGAATCATCGGGTGAAAAGAACTGTTGAGACTTGAAGAAAAACATTTAACTACTCCTGAGGCGGTTTCTCTTTACCTTCAGATCCTTCAGCTTCGGCCTCTGCAGCCTGAGCCTCTGCCATCTGCACTAATCTCTGGTGCTCCTGCATATGAAGGAGGACATTCATATACGCGCCAGGATTCTCTTTCTTGTATTGCAGGCCAATCTCAGATTTCAGCCACGCCTGACACGTAATCATCTCGATCTCGTGGTTATCGAGACTTTCGTCTATCGGGACCGAGGAGGTCATCATCGGCATCCCCATACCTTGTTCCGGTGGTGCTCCTGGGGCAGGTGGAGGAGCAGGAGGCCCAACCGGTCCCATACCTTCCTGAGGAGGTGCTTGAGGAGGCATGGGAGGCATTGTCTGGGTCGGCTCCGAAAGAATAAGCTCCCCGATCTCTACGAGCTGTTTATTCCTGTCATCATCCCCAGGGATGTAGAGTTCAGGAACTCCAATAATTAGGGCGATTAAACCAGCATTCTCGGGGTGTCGGAGGACGTTCATCACATCCTCGTTACCACCCTGGAATAGCTGGAGAATCATATCCCTTTTCTGCGCCCAGGAGATCGGGAAGCTTTCGTTGACGTCAGGCTCAACTTCACCCACGGAGCCGGTCATATGAATATGGCGAATCCAGACGTTCACATATGTAGAGCCGCGCTTTTCTACGTATTTCTCGTCCTCCAGCATGTTGATCGCGTAGCTCCGAACAGCCTTCGAGAGCATCCGCGCCCACCAGATCTTGACGATTTTCCAAGTAATCTGGAGTCTCTGGAGAGCCTGCGCTCGGCTCATTTCGTATTCTTTGGCGGTTCCTGATCCTCCCGTAATTGAGCCGCCAAAAACCGTAGGTAACGCTCCGGAGATAAATTGGCCGACGCGCTCAAGGCGATTGAGGAACTTATCAATTTCTTGGCTGATAGATGATGTCTTAGCCTCAAAAAATCCTTCACCAAGGGACCTACCTGCGGGAGCTTTCGCAGGGGAAACTTGACCTGGACGAGCTTCCGACTTCCCGTAGGCGTCGAAATCCAGCACATCTGGGTCCGCGTAGAGTTCTGGGATTCCAAATTCGATTCCTTCGAGGGTGAGGTTCCATCCTTCATTGGTCATATCCTGGATGGGCATGACCGAGCTTCCAACGCTTTCCGCATGAAGATTTTCGGAGAGAGGATGCTCCGTAATCGTCCAATGGTCCTCCATGACGTCGGGAATGCCCTCGACGACGAGGTCCTTGTTGATTACGACGCAATAAACGCCATTCGGGTAGAGGGAGCGAAGTTCCTCTATCTCGTCCTTGTGACCAGCCATACCCAGGACATTGTAGGACCACGGTTGCAACCACACTCTCCGACAGGTGCAAAGGTCGGTCGAAACGTCGCCTTTGAGGGCTACAGACGTTCGCATCGCCCGATCCATGCTCTCCATGTCTATCAGAGGTTGAATACGCTCCGCAATATCGGGGTAAATGTCTTGAAGTTTAGCGTAATGTTCTTCAGTTTCGAGAATAAGATACGGTAAATCCTCTTTTTTCGTCGCCCAGGGAGCAACTTTGACATTTAGAGGTCCGTAGACTTCAAGACACTCCCTATTCTTCGGAGTTTTAGCGTATCCGGCGATTCTGGGGACCATTTCCTCAAAATCATCGGATTCAGGCATATTATCGTAGCCACACTGCGGGCAAGCCTGAGTTCCCATAGCCTGGTCAGCCATCGGAGGCAAACTTTGGGCTACGGGAGGCTCGTCAACCGGACCAGTGGGCGACGGGAGGTCCATAGGACTCGGTTCTTCGGACCCAGCCTCCTCCGGGGACTGAGGAATGGGGGAGGCAGAAATTTCCTCCGAACCGAGAGCGTAGCCGCAGTTCGCACAGTAGTATTCGCGAGTAACTACGGCATGATTCTGAACGATTGGCTTCTCGTAGACGCCGAACTTCTCAGAGGCTCGATTTTCATTGTAACCAAAGATGACTCCTTGATTATACAGAATGAAAAGAGCCTTCATGAACAAAAGCTCAGCGTAATTGTGCTTCTGGACGAGCATTCCTATCTTCGTATACGCCTTCGCCGTCTGAATGTCATCAGGATTCTCGGCGTCGTCAGGCACGAAGGGAACAGTCGGCAGAGCCGAACTCATCGCAGCGATAATAACCTCTCCGTAAGCTCTGTAGATGTTGATAATCTTAGCATAGAGAGCTGGGTCAATATCGCTCTGCGGATCTTCTTCTTTGATTTGGTCCGGAGTGCGCCAATCGAGAGCAAAGTCTGACCACCAGATGTATTGGATATTATCCCAATAACACAGCTGTTTCCTCCACTTCTTAATAAGACGCTCACGCGCGAAGCGGTCGTGCTGCTCAAGGTGGTCGATGATGCGGGCGAGATTTTTAGCAATATCGGAGTCACAGAAGTGCTCCTTTTCTTCCGGTTCTTCAGGCGGTGCCTCGGGAGTGAGAGCCAGAGCTTCGTCCTGCGGCTCCAAGTCACCCTGGACGATGGGACCACCCAGATCTTCCTGGGGAAGAAGCGATTCGTCGAGGAGTTCTGGGTCAGCTGGAGGAAACATTGTTTAATTCCGCCAAATCCCTATCAAAATCGACCTGTTCCTGATTCTGCTGATCCTGTGCTCTCTCTAATTGAGGCCGTTCTCTCAATTCTATCTGCTTTTTCCAGTATCTTTCCTTGGAATCCGCTTCGAGTTTGGCAGCTTGCTGTGACCAAGGAATCACAGTCTTCTTTACGGGCTTAAATTCACGCTCTTTGGCGTCGATATGGGCCTCGGAGGGGAGGACACCGGATCGGCGCAACAGGTTGAGACGAATCTCCCGCTCATCTGCCTCCAAAGCTCGAACTCTGTCCTCTAATTTCATGTTTTGAGCCATGTAGCCCGTGTATGTCATCTCGGCAGACCGTAAATCGTTCTTCAGGCGAACAATTTCGGCCTCCAAGCGCGCGAATTTACTCCACGGCCACATCACATCATGCCCTGTTGACCCATCATGGCTTGACGATAGGCCATCATACGCGCGCGAGGATCTTGCATTCCGCCCTGACCCTCCTGCATGGCCTTCATTTGCATGATTTTCTGCATCTGCATGGGGTCAGGCTGCATGGGAGGCCCTTCCAGGTTCGTCCCCATCGGCATCGGTTGCATCGGGGGAGGAGGACCCTGCGGCATCTGCACACCCGGAGGAGCTTGACCCGGTGGGAGACCTTGCGGAGCCTGCATTTGCTGCATTCTCTGCATCTGGGCGTTCCTCTGGGCCATCATTGCCTGAGGAGGCATTTGGGGTCTCTGCATTGGTCCCTGAGCTTGGGGAGGCATTCCTCCGGGAGGTCCCATCCTCTGAGGCATCCCTCCACCCATCGGAGGAGGACCTCCAAGCGACTCTCTCGGCCCACGGAGCTTCTTCGGCCTTACCGACTGCCCCATTGGTGCGTCCGGAGCACCGCCGATTCCCATTGGTGTATCCATAATGCCTCTTATGCTCGAAAACGGTGTCCTACTGAGCGAGATCTGGTCCGGTGAACTGATTTCGACCTTTTGAGGAATTTGTGCTCGAAAACGTGCATTTGCCGGTGGAACTGGTTGTAATCATTCGTCTCCGTGAGTTTCTGAATGATTTCTCCCAGGGCGGTCTGTTTCTCGTGCTTGGTTTTAGATTCTCGAATATATCGAGAATAAGCCTTGATAAGATAACGACCACCATCGTAAGGGTCATCACCGTCGAACTCTTGAACATCCTCGGCGTTCTTTCCATCCTTTTGTTCATAAATGCACGACGGAATCGCTTCCCTAAAATGACTGCAAGAACGACAAACTTGCAACTTCGGAAGATTCAGCTCCGGAGGATCAGGCTCGAACATCTTGACGTATTCCGAATATACGTCTGGACCTTGCATTCGCAGGATTCGCTGCGCGGTTTCTTCCCTGAATCCCTCAGCAGGCGTGTATTTAGGTGGCCGAGGCTTCCAGCGAAGCATCTCGTGCATGAGGAGCTTTCCACCCAATCGATCATTATCTGCTTGCTCCCAGGAAATTCCTGTGGCCTCTGTAATTTGTTGCTGAAGGGTCTTAGCCTCTCCACGTTTTCCCCAAGCTGAAGGATCGAGGGTGGCTGCTCCCAGATTGTCTAGTTCAAACTGAGAAATTCTTCTAACGTCTGACCCCCATTCCTCGATAGAAGTTTTCTCCCTAACGTATTCGCGATAAAGAAAGAGCCTGCCATCCGGTGCCACCGCTCCCCAGCCGACCCATGTCTTAGCCGTATAGCCCCAATCAGCTGCGATAACTCGTGGCCACCAATATGGCGGCTCGAAATCTGGAATAACATGACACGCAGTCGTTGGCTCCCCTTGAAATGGTGATCCAACGTATGGGTCTCGCCATTCATTGAAAACTTGTCCGGAAAAAACCCACCAGTCGCCATCTATCTTCGCGCGCTGCTCTGCCTCTGGGAGGATTCGGAGCCGGTTGATGTAACCCGGGTCCTTCTCCATGAGGTAGGGATTGTCGGTGAGCTTTGCTCTAACGAAAAAACGGTATGATTGCGTGTAGGCATCGTAGAGCTTTGCTCCTCCTTCAGGCGCCGGAGCAACAAATCTTGTTCTGACCCAAACGTGACCGATGTTTCCAGGATTCGATGCTGCTCTAATGAGTGCAGGAACTCCGTCAAGTGTAGAACGAACTCGGGATGTGAGATACTTATAAACAAATTCGAGGAAAGCAGTGAGTTCGTCGAATCCGACGTAATGATATTCAGCCGTATCATGTTCACGCGCGTCTCTCTCAGTTTCCAAATAAGAGAGTCGAATCTTAGCTCCCGAGGGGAAAGTCCAAACGTGCTTGGTATCGTTGTAAGACGCTCCAAGAGGTTTATAAAATCCATGCGAACGAGGGATAAGGCTCTCTTCAAGTTGTGGGAAGGTCTGACGAAAGAGCGCACCGTGGAACCCACTTTTCTCGTGAAAACCATAAAGTATGGGGAGCATTAGGAGGAGTTCGCTTTTTCCTCCTCCTGCTGCACCCCCATAGAGAGCCTCGAAAATCGAGAAGGGTAGACGGATGAACTCGACCTGTTTAGGGTGCGGCTTCCATACCTTCTCGAATCTCGAAGTTACTTCGATCACTTCTTATACGGCGTCGGAACCGGAGGAGGAGTCGGGAGCTGACCTGCAACCGGTGGCTTGACCCCTGGGAGACCCTGGTCCGGCTTCGGGGGCTTCGTTTCGGCGATGGGAGGCGTGGGAGAAGGCCCTCTGCGCGCGTTTCCGATGTTCACCGCTCGAACGTCGAGTGCTTCCGGGATCTGGTCCGGTCCGAAATCATCCTGAAGTGCCATGAAAGCAGCTTCGGTCATGACGATGACTTCTTCGAGCTGCTCCTCGAGATCTGCACCAGAAGCATCGTGCTCATGGTAGTAGAACCCGGCGATGATGTCTCCCGAGTTCACCTTGATGAGACCCCGCTTCGTTTCGTAGGCCAGAGGTCCAACGCCTCGGTAGCGACGAACGAAGAAGAACGGGACTGGAAGACCCTCGGTGATGACGTAATCGCCGTCGGGGTTCTGACCAGCTTCCCATGCCTCGGCGCGCGCCTTCTCCATGTCGAGAGCCTGAGCTTCGAGTTCGAGACGCGTTTCCTCCGCAGGGTCCGGGAACGGAGTCGGGACCAATTCTTCCTTGGGTTTCGGAGCGAGTGCAGTTTCCATCATTTCCCTTTCTTAGCAAAGCTCTTACGTTTCGCGGGAGGAGTTTTTTCTACAAACTCGCGCGCCACGCCCTTCGGAACCTTATCTGAGGCCCCGTGGAGTGCAGCCTGCATCAGTCTATACTGTGCAGCAGATTTCGCAGGCATCAGAGACGGTTTCCGAGAAGAAGGTAGATGAGGAGGATAAGGAGAACGACTCCCAGAAGCCCAGAAGGTCCGTAGCCCCAATTCCGAGAGTAGGGATACCAGGGACCAGAAAGCGCCAGCACGATGAGAACAATCAGAAGGATCAGAAGCATGTTACTCTCCTGCAGGCGGAGGGAGGGAAGCGTCGAACTGAGGGTGGCTAGTCGGCCTATCATCAATTACTCGAATCTCAATCATCCGAGGGCCTCGACCTTCAGTCTCGTCTATCACGGAGCCTTCTACTCGATCAAGAATCTTCAGATCGTTGAAAGCCTTGGTCGTGCGTTGGAGAGCAGTCCAATGGAAGAAATAATCCCTTCCATCATCTCCAGATATGAAGCCAAATCCCTCTTTGAGCTTTCTAACCTTTCCGCGCATCAGAGGGAGAATCTTGTCTTGGTAGTTTTCGAAGGTTGTTGAGGTCATGGAGTTTTCTTTGAAGCTGAGAAAGATTAGGAAGGATCTTTAGGGAGGTCCGGAGAGGAGTCGATGTTGATCGTGGGGTAGTCGTCGTGGAGAGCAGGCTCCGGACGCATGATATGAAAGTGAACAGACTGCTCTTTCTGGTCAACGAACTTATCCT